GATAGGTTTCAGTATTGAGGGGTACTTAGGCATGAAACTAAAAGAGCAAAACAAATCCCAAATAAATACACAAATGAATGAGTTAATGTTGCCGGATGGCGAACACATCATCAACGAAAAAATCTACATCGTAAAAGATGGTAAAGTAGTTGAAGTAAAAGATGTTGAAAAAGTAGAGGCTTCTGAGGAAGTAGCCTTAGAAGAAACTGTTATCGAAGAGGAAGTAACAGAAATCCCTGCAGAAGAGGAAACAATGGCTGTAGATCCTGTGCTTGACGCAGAGGCTATCCTTGCTATTGTTAAGCCTGCAATGGATGAGCAAATCAATGCCCTTGTAGCTATGATTGCTGACCTTAAGAACCAACTTGAGGAAGTGATGAGCTCAGAGGTAGAAGAGGAAGTGATTGAAGAGGCTGTGGCTATGAGTGCACAGCATAGATTTTCTAGTGTAAACAAATTCATAAATAACAAATAAAATGCGTAAATTAAAATTCGACTTACAAGTTGACCCAACTGCTTTATTAGCAGCGAACCCAGAGGCATTCTATTCTCAAGCTTACTTGTCTGAGGATACTGCTGACAACTACCGTTCTTTACCAGGTGTAAAGTACAAAACTAAATTAGCAACTGTTACTTTCGGTAACATCTTGCAAGCATCTAGCTGTTCTTTCTCAGCTCCTAATGATGATTTGAACGCTAAAGAAATTGACGTATGTGCTCTTTCTGCAATGGCTCAAATTTGTCAGTTTGACTTAGAGCAATCTTTCTTATCTCTTCAAATGTCAAAAGGATCTAATGGAGATTTTTCTGTTGCATCTTTCATGTCTTTCTATTGGTCAGAAATGGCTAACAAAATCAATGGTGACATCGAGTCAATTCGTTGGAAAGGTGACACAGGTTCTGCTAACCCTACACTTGCTTTGTGTGATGGTTATGAGAAAAAATTAACTGCAGGTTTAACTGACCCAACTGATACAGTTATCAACGGTGGTACAGGTGCTATCGCTAACTTTACTACTTTAGAGACTAAGTTAGCTGCTGCATTTGCTTTACTTCCTGCATCTATTGCTACACGTACAGCTGACCTACGTTTGTACATGCCAACTCAATTGGTTAACATCTACCGATTAGGAGTTGCTGCAGGTAACACTAACGCTTACATCACTCAAGATTTGTCTTTGACTTTCTTAGGAGTTAAGATTGTAGTTTGTCCAGGTATGTCTAACAACACTTTTGTTTGGACATTGAAAGATAACCTTATCTACGCATTCGATGCTGAAGGTGATTCTTCTGATTTACGTGCAGTTAACTTAGCTGATACTGTAGCTGAGCCGGTTATCCGTACTCGTGCTAACATGAAAGTTGGTTTCGAATATGTGAATGGTTCTGATATCGTTTTCTATTCTTAATAATAATCACGAGCCCTCTACCAAGGGGGCTCTTTAATACTTTAATATCATGGCTTGTCAAGCATTAGAAGCAATCGTAAAATCATGCGACAACAACAGTGGTGGTATCTATGGTATCTGGATTAACCAACAAGATGAGATCGCATCTATCACACCAACCGACCCATCAGCGGGTTCAGGATGGGAGATAACAGGTATCACTCTTGCAGGTACTCCTCCAGTACTATTTGAAAACTACTACGTTCGTCGTAACACATCTAACTTTACTGAGGACAGTACTATTGACCTAGTTAATGGTAGCTCATTTGTCACTCAAACAATTAACTTAATGTTCCACCGAAGAGATAAAGATAAGTCTCGTGCTATCAAAATCTTAGGAGCAGGACAGCAATACTTAACAGCTATCGTATTAGATGCTAATGGTAAGTATTGGTACTTCCCTTACTTGCAGGTTTCTGCTACAGGTGAAGGTTCAGGAACAGCTCGAGCTGATGGTTCTAAATATTCAGTTACTTTGGTAGCTGAAAATGAGTACCTAGCTTATGAGGTAGACATGCTACCTGCTGCATTAGCTGCAATCGGAGTACTATAAGTTCTTTATTTCTCTACATAGCGAAAGGGCCTACCGTAATGGTGGGCCTTTTTTGTGAACATTTGTAAAGTCTAATTTAATATAGGTGTGATATACTTAGATCAAGGTGTTATTAATCAATTCGTGTTAACTCTTAGTGAGGTAACTACGGTTAGTACACCACACTATTTGTTTGTGTTCACCAATGAAATGAATACTACTAGCACACCACAGCTATTTACATCTGCTGATACAAGTGCATACCCTGAAAGATACAATCTGTTTACTCTTGATGAGCCAACGGATATATCACTACTTAAAGGGCAGTACACGTATGAGGTATATGAGAGCTCAACACCATTAGTTCTACCTCTTTCAATAGCACAAACTACAGGCGTAGTAATTGAGGAAGGTAGAATGGTAGTAAGTGGTCCAGTAGGTAACTCAATATACGATTAATATGGCATGGTACGATAGATTTATTAACAGCAAACCAAAAGGGCCCGAAGTAGTAGAGGGCTATCAATCTTTTAGCACTCCATTCTTACCGGTAGGTAGAGGCAACTTAACTTTGCCTTATGTCAATGGTAGATACGTACAAGAGTCTTGGGTTCGTTTCGGTGAGGGTAACCTATATCCGGAACTGCTTAACCAAATGTACTACAGCTCACCACTACATGGTGCTATAGTTGACTTTAAGACCAATGCTGTTATTGGTGGAGGGTTTAATATCATAACTGACAAGCTAACTCCCCAGGAGAAACTTGACATGTACTCTTTTGAAAAGAAAGTTAACCTTAAACACACCGTTAAGGCTGTTACTAGACAGTTAATCCTGCATAATCGAGTATATTTTAAGCTATATTTTGGTGAAAAAAGAAAGCTAATCAAGGTAGAGAACGTATCACCGGAGAAAGTACGTATATCACCATGCAGAAAATACTACTATTTATCTGATGACTGGAGCACTCGCATAGATACTGAGAAAATTAAGCCTTATCACATTGCATGTAGTGACGAAATACAGCTATATTGCTATGAGGTCAAGTCAGTAGGTCAAGATTATTACCCATTACCTACCTATACAAGTGCATTAAACTTTGCTTTTTTAAGTGGTGAGCTATCTTACTTCGCAAAAAGCAACATTCAAAATAGTGTGTTCCCGTCCTTTGCTATGATGTTCCCTAAGAGACCACAGTCTGAGGAGGAAAAACACATGATCAAGGAAACTATTGACCGTCTTAAGGGTGCAGCTAATGCCGGTAAGGCTGTTGCGTTCTTTGCCAATAGTGCGGACCAACTACCTAAGATTGAATCACTACCTACTAATGACAATGATAAGCTATTTCATGAGGCATCTGCATTGAATACTGAACAAATATGTTTTGCTCATACCATTGACCCTATCTTGTTAGGGGTTCGTACATCCGGTAGCCTGGGTAATGGCAGTGACATCAAGCAAGCTTATGTGATATTTGAAAAGAATGTAGTAATGGAACTACGTATGCAAATCACTACTATTTTCCAAGAGCTCTTGACTATTGCTAAAATCCCTGCAGATTTCACAATCAATAACTTCCAAATAATTGGTGATGCTATTGTTGAGGTGGATGAGGAAACAGCAAAAGTTAAGGATGCATTGAATAATTTAAGTGATGCACTACTTGGTAAAGTACTTGAAAAAATGACTACCAATGAGATTAGAGCTCTAGCATCCTTACCTCCTATTGATGAACCTACTAACCCAGCTCAGTAATGTTATATTTTATCACTGAAACCTACCTTAAGACTAACACACCTATCACAGCCAATGTTGATGTGACTGATGTTACCCCATACATAGCTACACAATCAGCTTTAAGGATACAGCCTATCCTGGGTACTACGTTCTACAATCACATGTTGAATGCATACAATACTCAGACACTTACACCCGATGAGATTGACCTAGTGGAGTTCATTCAGCCTGTCATTGCATGGAGGTCAGCTGAAGATGCGGTATTTGGATTGACGTATCAGCTAAAAAACAAAGGACTTCAGACTCAAAACGGAGATTATTCAGCAAGCGTATCACGCAGTGAGGTAGCATTTGGTATGGAACACTATGCACAGAAAGCTAGTTTTTTTGAGCAACGTCTAATAAGATGGCTATTAGCTAACAGAAATCTGTTCCCGATATTCATTAGTACCACTAACATGGATACTGATCTAAGACCAATGTTTAACCACTGCTCTTGTATCAATCAATATCAAACAACTTGCACAGGTATGTGTGGTAACCTACGAGAAAACGGATACAATAACAGCATCCTGATACTATAATGGAGTCACAGGTAGCTATCTTACTAAAAACAATGCAGGCTAACTGGCTTAAATTGTTAGCTACTATAAGTGCATTCTTAATGCCAATATCAGGACTGCTATTTTTGGTGGGGTTTGTTATCGTACTTGATACTATCACAGGTGTATGGAAGTCAGTAAAGAACAAAACAAAGATAACTAGCAGGGGCCTCAGTGCTATCATTAGCAAGATGCTATTATATGAGGTAACAGTTATCCTGTTCTATATGATAGATCACTTTATCCTTAACAATATCATACTTCAGTTCTTTTCAGTACAGCTATTACTCACTAAGATACTTGCACTCATCCTGGTTAGCATTGAAGTAATGAGCATTAACGAGAACTACAAAGCAGTGAAAGGGCTTGACCTATGGCAGGCTATGAAAAACCTATTCTCCAGGGCAAAAGAAATTAAACAACATGTAGATGAAATTAGACACGACCAAGATATTTCAGGAACGCCTATCTAATGCTCAGTACTTCCATGAG